TTGCAAATTCATATGATGGACCATGGCTCAGAGTGGGCAAAAAAAGGTAATGTAGAAATAGGTGGACAATTATTGTGCAAGATGCCAGCAGAAAAAGCGAAAGCTAGAGATGAACACTTTGCTAATTTAGCTCAGTCTCAACTCGAATCTGTTGATAATGTGTACTTTAAAGATCAGGATGGAAGAATGGCGACCAAACAAGTGTTTGAGCGTAATTCTAAAACAACTTTTGGTAAAGATTCTTAGGAGTCTTTAATAATTAATTTAATTTAAGGAGACAATATGTCTACAACAGCAGCTCCATTTGGAGCAAGACCCATAGGTACAGTTGTTGGAAGCCCTTATCAAGGAAAAGTTACTCATTACAAAATTAAAAATGCATATGGAACTTCTATATTCTATGGCGATTTTGTAAAGTTAGCGGATGATAACCCTAATACCACTATCCAAAAAGATACTGGTACTACATCTTTAACACCAATTGGTGTTTTCCTTGGTTGTGCTTACACCGACCCTACTACAGGTCAATTCACACCAAATCAATATTTCCCAGCATCAATTGCTGCGGATGATATTGTAGCGTATGTTGCAACTGATCCTTTTGTAATTATGCAAATGCAAGGCGATGAAACTCTAGGTCAAGACGACTTAGGAAAAAATTTCGCAGTCGTGCAGACAGCAGGAACTACAACAATCGGAAACAGCAAAAACGCAGTCGACGGCAATACAGCAGCTACTACCAACACACTACCATTAAAACTCATTGACTTTGTTGATGGACCTGATAGTGCTATTGGTGATACTTATACTGATGTACTTGTAATGTTTAACGTGGGGCATCAATTGCTCAACACAACTGGTATTGGTTAAGGAGTAATATTATGGCAGCTATATCAAGAGCGAATGAGCTACATCAACTCCTACCAGGACTTAATGCCTTGTTTGGGGAAGAGTACAACAACTACGAGAACGAGCACGAAGAAATTTATGCAACTGAGAATTCTGAAAGATCATTTGAAGAAGAACTCAAATTGTCAGGTTTCGGCGCAGCTCCCGTGAAAAATGAAGGATCAACTATCAGTTATGATGTTGCTCAAGAATCTTTCGTGGCTCGTTACACACACGAAACAATAGCTATGGGCTATTCAATCACAGAAGAAGCAATGGAGGATAACCTCTATGTTTCTCTCTCTGGTAGATATACTAAAGCTTTGGCTCGTGCAATGGCTTACACAAAACAAGTGAAAGCAGCGTTTCCATTAAATAATGGATTCTCTACAGCTTTCTCTTCAGGTGATGGTGTTGCTTTATTTAGCACAGCTCACCCACTTGTAAGTGGTGGAACTAACAGCAACAGACCTTCTTCAGGTGCTGACTTGAATGAAACATCTCTAGAAGATGCAGTTATTCAAATCGGTAAATATACTGATGAAAGAGGTCTTAAAATTGCAGCTAGACCAAGAAAACTAATAGTACCATCTGATCTTCAGTTTGTTGCTACTAGACTATTGCAAAGTGATTACAGAGTCGGTACTGCTGACAATGACATCAATGCTATCAAAACAAATGGAGTGATCCCAGAAGGATACTCAGTTAATCATTATTTAACTGATACCAATGCTTTCTTTATCACTACAGATATACCTGATGGCATGAAGCATTTCGTCAGAAGTCCTATGACTACATCTATGGATGGTGACTTTGAAACTGGTAATGTTAGATACAAAGCTAGAGAAAGATATTCCTTTGGAGTATCCGATCCACTAGGTATCTTTGGATCACCAGGTAGTTCGTAAGAACTTTAAGAGGGAGGCTCAAATCGAGTCTCCCTTTTTTTTATCTAGGATATTTTTAACTTGTCTATCAACTGACCTAGCAGACTTGCCAAGATGATAGATTTATTCCTTTAGGAGGAATTATGGCTAACACAACTTTTAATGGACCAGTTAGGTCCGAAAATGGTTTTAAAACAATAGACGTAGCTTCATCAACAGGTGTTGTTACAGATGGTTTAGTAATAAACGCTGATGGTAATATTTATACTGATGATGGTGCACATATTCAATATGCAGCAGCTACAGGGGTTGGACCTTCTGATTTAATTATAGGTAAAAGCGGAAGCCAATACGGCACAGCTAATCCTTATGCAGAAAGTGCAACAGCTTTATTTCCACTAGGTTCTAAAATGATTTATGGTAATAACGTATATCGTTATGTTGGAATTGGTGGAACTGCAGTAACAGCAGGTAAGCTTTTACAACAACCAGCAATAGTTTCTGACCATGCAAATATGACTGCAACAGCAGCCGTAGCAGCAGGCGAAACAGCAATATCTGTAGAAACAGGTGGAACTGATTTAACATTAAATCAATACGCAGGCGGTTATCTTTGGGTAAACGATGTAAATGGTGAAGGACAAATGCTTAGAGTTAAATCTAACCCTGCTCACGATCATTCAACTGATCCGTCAGTAGTAATAACTTGTTATGATGCTTTAGCAACTGCCTTAACTACTAGCTCACAATTATCATTATTAGCTGATCCAAGTAATGACCTTATTGTTGCTCCAGCAGCAGAAACAGGTGCATTAATGGGTGCTACAGTAATTGACCTTACAGCCGATTATTTTGGTTGGGCAGTTATATCAGGACCAGCAGCTTTATTAACTGTAGGAACTTTAGTTGTAGGTAATGCAGCAGTTCGTTCAGGTGGTACAGCAGGTGGAGTTGCTCCAGCAACAGATAATGTGTTAATGGAAGTTGGTGATGTAATGGCTGTATCAGCAAATACAGAATACTCACTAATTAACATGAATCTAGGTTAAGGGGTAAAAAATGGCAGACGCAGTAACTTCTCAAACCATTATAGATGGTGAAAGAAACTGTATTATTAAGTTTACCAATGTCAGCGATGGTTCTGGCGAATCCGCAGTAGCTAAAGTAGATGTTTCTGCTTTAACATCTAACGCAGCAGGTGTAGCCTGTTCAGAAGTTAGAGTAATGCGAGTGAGCCATGCCATTGTTGGTATGTCAGTTCAAATGTTTTTAAATGCTACAGCTAATGTTCTTCTTATGGAATTAGCAGAAAGTAGTAATGGACATATGGACTTTAAAGACTTTGGTGGACTTCCTAATAATGCAGGAGATGGTAAAAATGGAGACATTTTATTTACCACAAAAGGTCACAGTTCAGGAGACACTTACTCTATCGTTTTAGAGATGATTAAAGTGTATTCTGATTAATAGGAATTTATTATGGCTAAAAGCAAAAATTATGTAATATCTGAAACTGGAGAATTTCCAGCACAATATAAAGTTTTACATCTAAATGAAGATGGTATCTACAGACCTGTATTTGGTCCTGATCCTGATTTAGAAGATGCAGAACGTAAGTGTGCTGAAATGAACGGGGAAAGATCAAGGAATGATAAAGGGCAACTTGTTGCTGACGATCCTTCTACACCTGATGTTAATGAAGCTTATGTTGGTGGTAAAACACCAAAGAAAAAAGCTACAAAAAAAACAACAGCAAAAAAAACAACTACTAAGAAAAAGTAGTATCATCTATATTTATAATACTCTGGTAAAACGGAGTATTATATTTATCTAATTGGAAAAATTATGAAAGGAACTAAAAAATCAAAGTACATGGCTGGCGGTGGTAAATCTACTAAAGGTATGGCTGGCGGTGGAAAATCAACTAAATATATGGCAGGTGGCGGAAAATCTACTGAAACAGGTAAAAGAATGCAAACATATAACGAATATGTGAAAACAATGTTTGGTGGTGGCATGACATCTGAACCAGCTATGAAAAAGAAAAGAACTAAAGGCATGGCAGGTGGCGGAAAATCTACTAAATATATGTCTAGAGGCGGTAAAAGCTAATTAAATTTTTTAATGACCAAAAGAAAAAGAGAGAACCCTATACCCAAAACAACTAAGGGTAAGGGTGCAAATTATCGCTCTACTAAGTCTGGTGCTGGTATGACTAAAAAAGGAGTTGCTGCATATCGTAAAGCAAATCCAGGTTCTAAGTTAAGTACAGCAGTAACAGGTAAAGTAAAGAAAGGTAGTAAGGCTGCTAAACGCAGAAAGTCTTACTGTGCTAGGTCTTTAGGTCAATTAAAAAGAAGTTCGGCTAAAACTAAAAACGATCCTAACTCAAGAATTAGACAGGCTCGTAGAAGATGGAAGTGTTAATATTATGACAATATCAAGAGCGAATATGAGAAATCAGATACAAAAAGCTCCTGCTTCAAAAAAGAAAAAAAGCAAGACTAAATCTGGTATTACTATCACTAGAATTAAAAAGGATAAATAATGGCTACAAGTGGAACTACTACATTTAACTTAGACATAAGCGATATTATGGAAGAAGCTTATGATCTTTGTGGTTTAGAGTTACGTTCTGGCTATAGTTATCGTGGAGCTAAAAGAGCTCTAAACTTAGTATTTTTAGAATGGCAAAATAAAGGTTTAAACCTTTGGACTGTAGAACAAGGAAGTGCAACTTTAATAGCTGGAACAAGTAGTTATACTATTGATTCTAGTGCTTTAGATGTTGTAGATGTTTTTGTTAGAACTGATGCTGGAGATGCAAACAAACAATTTGATCAAAGATTAAATCGTATATCAAGAACTGAATACAATCACCAAGCAAATAAATTAACACAATCTAAACCTACACAGTTTTATGTAGATAAAGACAATGATGCAGTAAAAATTGTTGTTTGGTCTACACCTGATGCAGATCAAACTTATTCGTTAATATATGATTATGTAAAAAGAATTGAAGATGTTGGTACTGTAGCAAGTAATAATGCCGAAGTACCTGCTAGATATCTTCCTTGTCTTACTTATGCACTAGCTTATAACTTAGCTTGTAAATCACCTGAATCTTTAAATAGAGTACCTATGATAAAACAAAGGTATGACGAACTATGGAGAGATGTAAGTGATGCAGATAGAGAAAAAGCAGCAGTAAGATTTGTACCTGATTTATCTATTAGTGGTTACTAATGGCATACGCAAGAGCGAGCAAAGCCCTAGGTCAATGTGATCGTTGTGGTTTTTCTTACAGATTAAATACTCTTCAATATGAAATAGAAGATGGTAAACGAAATGGATTAAGAGTTTGCCATGAATGTTTAGACGAAGATCAGCCACAGTTAAAACTAGGACAGGTAAATACTTCTGATCCGCAAAACTTATATAATGCAAGGGTAGACACAGGTAGAGCAATTTCAACAAGATATTCTTCTTTTGACCCTATAGGAGGAGGAGTAACAGTTTTTGGTTCTTCTACTATGGGTTTAGATATAACAGGTGAAATTGGTAAATTAAAAGTGAGTACAGAATGAGTTGGACATTTACAACATTAAAATCGGCTATACAAGATTATACGCAAAATACTGAATCAACTTTTGTTGCTGATTTAAGTATTATTATTCAACAAGGTGAAGATAGAATAGTAAAGTCAGTAGAACTACCAAACTTTAGAAAAAATGTTACGGGTACGTTTACAAGTGGCAATCAATACTTAGAAACTCCTAGTGATTATTTATATCCTTTTTCTTTAGCAGTATTAGATGATAGCAATAACTATAGTTATTTATTAAATACAGATGTAAGCTTTATAAGAGAAGCTTATCCATCTGCATCTACAACAGGTACACCTAAACACTATGCACAATTTGATGATACAACTTTTATAGTTGGTCCAAGTCCAAGTTCAAATTTAAATGCAGAACTACATTATTACTATGTACCACAATCAATTACAGCATCAGCCGATGGCACAAGTTGGTTAGGAACAAATGCATCAGAATTATTGCTTTATGCTAGCTTAATAGAAGCGTATACTTTTATGAAAGGCGAACCAGATGTTATGGCTAATTATGAAAAAAGATTTCAAGAAGCATTACAAAGACTTACTTTATTATCTGATGGATATAATCGTAAAGATGCTTATAGGGATGGTCAAAGAAAAATAGATGTCTAATGACCCCATAAATGAGCTACAAGGCAAAAATATTGCAATCGTAGCTATGGGTCAAAGTCAGATAGATTTTCATCTCTCACAGACGCATAGCGTTGAATTTGACGAAGTTTGGGCAATAAATGCAATGATAGGAGTTTTACCTAATATAGATAGAGCTTTTATATTAGACCCAATGAGTAGATTCCTGGATACTGAAGATGCTGGAACTATGACAGCTATGATGAGAAAACAACTACCTTTGTGTAAATTTCCTATTTATACCTGTGAGTTAGACGAAAGAGTTCCTAGTGCCATAGAATATCCTATAGAGTCAGTTATCCATGATCTAGGATGTGCTTACTTTAATAATACTATTCCATATGTAATAGCTTATGCTTTATGGAACAAAGTAAACAAAATAAGTATTTTCGGTGTTGACTATACTTATAGAAGCAATATGCATTTTGCAGAAGCAGGTAGAGGATGTGTAGAATTTTGGTTATCTAAATGTATAGATGCTGGTGTGCAAATAGAAATAGCACCTAGATCAACTTTATTAGATACAGATGTTGGATTTGAAGAAAAACTTTATGGTTATCATAGATTAAATAATCCTAAAGTTGCTTATCAAAATGGTCCGACTATGAGTGTCTGTAAGTTATCAGATATACAAATAGAAGAAAAACAAAAGCCTATTGGAATAATAGGTAGAAAAGATTTAAACTTATCTGAACCAGTAGAACCAAAGGAATATTAATGCAAACAGACAAATTTGAAATATCAATAGGTGATTTAGGAGTTCAAACTACAGATAACCGAGGACACTCTATTGAAGAAGTTGCTGAAATGGCAACTAATAAATTAATTTCTATAAGTGATACTGCTCCAGTAGAAATAAAAGCACAAGCTCATGCTTTTAGAGCAAGAACTAAAATGGTTGTTGCACATTACATACAAGAAGGAATAAAAAACCATACTTGTACTATATGCAACGAATTAGAAAAACAAGGTCAGACTGACCTAGCAAATATAATAAGGAGGCTGTAATGGCTATTACTCAAGCAATGTGTACGTCTTTCAAGAAAGAACTATTGGAAGCTAAACATAATTTTTTACTTTCTGGAGGTAATGATTTCAAATTAGCTCTATATACATCAAGTGCAACTATGGGAGCAGCTACAACTGCTTACACTACAACTAATGAAGCAACTGGTACTAATTACACCGCTAAAGGTTCTAGTTTAACTAGAGTTAATCCTTCTACTTCAGGAACAACTGCATTTACAGACTTTGCTGATTTAACTTTCGGTACAGCAACTATAACTGCTAGAGGATGTATGATCTTTAATGACACCGCTTCAGGTGATCCAGCAGTAGCTGTATTTGACTTTGGTGGAGATAAAACATCAACAGCAGGTTCATTTACTATTACATTTCCAACTGCTGACGCATCAAACGCTGTTATAAGAATAGCATAGGAATATAAGTGGCAACAGGTTGGGGTCGTGCTGGTTGGGGTGAAGACTTCTGGGGTGCTACTTCAGTATCCGTTGCTGTAACTGGACTTGCAGGAACTACTACATTAGGTAACGAAGCAAATGTTACTGGTGATGCTAATGTAAGTGAAACAGGTGTAGTCGGAACATCTGCATTAAACTCAGTAGTAGCTGCTGGTTTTGCAATAACAGGTGTATCAGGAACTGCATCAACTGTAGGTCTTGGTGACGAAACAGTAACTTGTGATGCTAATGTTTTTCCAACAAATGTAGTTGGAACTACATCTTTAGGCAGTATAGGACTAGTAACAGTAAATATACTTTCAATTACTGGATTAGTTGGAACGTCTTCATTAGGTACAGAAACAGTACAAGCAGATGCAAATATGTCTGTAGATAGTGTATTAGCTACAGGACAAATAACAAATTTATTAGTTTGGAGTTTAGTTGATGATTCACAAACACCAAATTATTCAACAGTATCAACAACACAATCTCCTAATTGGAGTGATGTTGCATAATGATATATAATTTTATAAGAGGAAAATAAATGGCAAGTACATATGTAAATGATCTTAGATTAAATGAGATGGCTACTGGTGATGCTAGTGGTACTTGGGGCGATACGACGAATACCAACCTAAGCTTGATTGGTGAATCTCTAGGTTTTGGAACAGAAGCAATAACTACTAATGCAGACACGCATACTTCAACAGTAGCAGACGGAGCTACCGACCCAGTAAGAGCTATGTATGTTAAATATACAGGTTCATTAGATTCAGCTTGTACAATTACTATTGCACCTAACACAATCAATAGGATGCAATTCATAGAGAACGGAACAAGCGGTTCTCAAAACATAATAATTTCACAAGGCTCTGGAGCTAACGTAACAATCGCTCCTGGTGATGTAAAA